ATGATTGAAAATCAAGGATTTATCGTTTTCCGAATATTAAACATAATAGTTATTATTTTTGTAATTGCATTTGCTTTATTAATGTTTTAATTAAAAACTTAATTAAGCATGGGACAAAGATAGAGTATTTTTCTGTAAACCGCAAGCGATTTATTGAAAAAATTTCTGTAATATTTTAATTTTAATACCACATGATTGAAAATCAAACAGTTAAAGAACGCTTAATGACGTACATTAAGTATCTCGGAATTGGTCAAACTAAGTTTGAAGCGCGCTGTAGTCTTTCTAATGGCTATGTCAATAACATTAGAAAGTCTATATCTCCTGACAAGTTACAGATAATAGTTCGGGAAAACCCTGATCTTAATCCAGGATGGCTAATGACCGGAGAGGGTGAGATGCTTCGTTCTACAGCAAACACACAGAATGTCAATGGGAGTGAAAATTTTACCCAAACCGGTAACGTGACTATTCATTCCAGCAATGACGATACACTCGCTAAGGTATTGGATGAGCTTGCAGCCCAGCGTCGTATGAATGAGAAGTCGCAGGAGCAGATTGACCGCCTTATCTCTATTATCGAGAAACAGTGATTATTGCGTCGCGCGTGCGCGCAAACATATTATATAACTATAATTTAATACAGACATGGATTTTAAAGATTACTTCAAACAGCTTTCAGAGCGCGTGGTAAGCCTGAAGAGCCAGATTGCCACAGAAGAAGCCACGAAAAACGCACTGATCATGCCGTTCATTCAGATGCTTGGCTATGATGTTTTCAACCCCGCCGAAGTGGTGCCTGAGATGGATTGCGACATCGCCAAGAAGAAGGGCGAAAAGATTGACTATGCCATCATGAAGGACCAGGAGCCCATCATGCTCATCGAGTGCAAGCACTGGGCGCAGGACCTTAACCTGCACGATACGCAGTTGAAGCGCTACTTCGTAGCCTCGAAGGCACGCTTCGGAGTGCTCACCAATGGTGTGGTGTATCGTTTCTATTCCGACCTGGTAAAGCCTAATATTATGGACGATACGCCATTCCTTGAAATCGACCTGGAGAATGCTAACGACGGGCAGATAGAGGAACTGAAGAAGTTCCATAAGTCATATTTCGATGTGGATAGCGTTGCATCTTATGCCTCAGAACTCAAGTACATGACAGAACTCAAGTTGGTGATAAAGGAAGAGTTTGCCAATCCGTCCGCTGATCTTGTGAAACTGCTCACCAAGCGTGTGTATGACGGACCGGTAACTCAAAAGATCCTGGAGCAGTTCACCGACCTTGTCAAGCGGTCGCTGGCCAACCATATCAACGACGTGCTGTCAGAACGCTTGAATATCGCCATCAAGACTACAGAGCCTCAGAAGAAATCGGACGATTCGGTTCCACAGCCTGACGCCCCAATCGCTCAGGAAGTTGACAATCCCCTACCCGATGGTGTGGTGTTCATGGATAAGGAAACGGGCATCGTCACCACCGAGGAGGAAATGGAGAGTTTCCGCATCGTGCGTGCGATTCTGTGTCAGGTGGTGGATGTGAGCCGTGTCTACTACCGCGATACGCTCAGTTACTTCGGTATCCTGCTCGACGATAATAACCGCAAGCCGATTTGTCGTATGTGTTTCAACGCAAAGTCAGTCAAGTACGTCGTTACGTTCGATGAAAACAAGAAGGAAACAAAGCATCAGATTGAATCCCTGAGTGATATATACAAGTATAGCGAGCAGATTATATCGGTGGTGAAGAGTTACGAGAAATAGCCCCTATTTGCATATAATAACTATTATGTTAAAAAGCAAATTAGAGCAAGAAAAAATGCAAGTAGTGACAGAAGAAAAAGTTTCTGTCCGGAAGACGCTGCTGAATCTTAGCATTGGCGAAGAGCGCGAGTTCTCGTGTACGGACTTCCCTCTTTCGCGCTGTCGTGTGATTGCCTCTCAGATTAAGAAAGGCTCGAATCACAGGTTCTCGATACGCAGCAACAAGTACGGAACTGCCTTTTTCGTGACGAGGTTGAGATAAACGGACAAACAACCATTAAAAACCATTAGATATGAACTATTTTGAACTTTCGATTGCGATACTGGTGACGATATGCACCGGCTTGCTGTTTGTGAATTCGATAACCGTCGAATCGCCCATCAAGACCGCATGGATGGTCTTCCTCTTGCTGATGTTTGCAGCCTGCCTGCGGGCCGTGTATGAAGTGTGTAAGGAGATGAAACGTGAGAGAAGAGAGGGGGAACTGAGATGATGACGGCAGCCATACCCAATGTGATTGATACCGGAAGGTATACGGTCACGCAGACCGCCTTGGCGCTGGGCATACACCGCAACACGCTGGGCAGTTATACGTGTCAGGGTCTGATAAAGTGCGGATACCGGCGCGGTACCGGGCGGAAGTTCTACGAGGGGCGCGAGATACTGCGCTTCTGGAACGCCAAGATGTAAGTAGACTTTTTCCATATTTACTATTATAATATGACTGGTCGCAATAGATGACCTACTGCTAGTTGCTTTGTCGAAAGCGGGTAAGCCGTGCAACGCGGTACGCCTAGAAACCGGCAACAGTGGGGTGATAGAACATAATAATCCCGTGTCAGCCGCCCGTGAGGGCCGCTGAACATGTAGGGGCTCCCGATGGTGGGTAAGCCGTAAGCGCGAGTTGTCTGTGTCCATCCATATCCTGAGGCCTTGGCGCGCACGGTGACGTGGTTCGATTCCACAAGCCTCCACGAGGCATGTGCGACGTGTCTTTCATAGCGTTTTATATTATACTAAAGGCATTGAGGTCTGGCGTGACCTGCTATTTTTTTTTGATTAACGTTTAAGTTTAACTTACCGCGGCCATCCGTGAGGAACGCTGCGGAGACGGAAGTGAAGCCCTGGATAATGGAATCCCAGGGATAGTGGCCGTAAGCTGCTCCTAGGACGATTGCGGGTCCGATTCCCGCCTCTTCCACCAAAAGCAATGGCAAAAGCTGTAAGATGCCACGGAAAACATAGCAGTATGAACAAAATTGTCATCAACGAAATTCACCTTTTGAATTTCAAGGGTATCCGCCAGTTGGATATCGCCTTTGATGAGCGGTCTACCGTGATATCCGGCGCCAACGGTGTCGGCAAGTCCACGGTGTTCGATGCCTTCTGCTGGGTGTTGTTCGGTAAGAACGCGGCCGACAGAAAGGACTTCTCCATCAAGACGAACGGCGAGGACGGACTGCCCATTCCAAGATTACCCCACGAAGTGACCGCCGTGATGACGGTGGGCGATGAGAGAGTGACGCTGAAGCGCTGCTACTCGGAGAAATGGACCAAGCGCCGCGGAGAGTCGGCCGAGACCTTCTCGGGTCATACCGAGGAGCGCTATTACAACGACGTGCCCTGCTCGGTGGCCGAGTATGACAAGAAGGTGCGCGATATCTGCTCGGAGGAGGTGTTCAAGTTTATCACCTGCCCCGGCTATTTCCCCACCCGTAAGGAAGACCAGATGCGCCGCATGCTCTTCGAGATGGCCGGTGATGTGGCCGACCGCGACGTGGCGGGCACCGACAAGGACTTCAACGACCTGCTGGACAGCCTCACGGGTAAGACCATGGAGGAGTACAAGAAGGAGATTCAGGCCAAGAAGAACCGCATCCAGGCGAGCCTCGTAACCATCCCGGGACGCATCGACGAGCGCAAGCGCGACCTGCTCGATCCCGAGGACACATCCACACACGAGGAGGAACTCGTAAAAATCAAAAAGGAACATGAACGGACCCTTGCGCAGATCAAGGACAAGGAAGCAGCCTATACGGCCGCCAGCGAAAAGCGCATGGAACAGATGAAAAAGGTGCAGGAACTGAAGGAATTCCGCATGAAGCGCGAGGGCGATATCCGCACAAAGGTGCTTTCCGGCTATCGCAACGCCATCGGCCTGAAGAGAAAGGCGGAATCGGACCTTGCCTCAGCCAAGGCAGCCCTCGCCCGCACCAAACTCCGCCTGGAGGACCAGCAGTCGCTGCTCGACCGCTACAACGTGGAGCGGGCCGCCCTCCTGGATGAATGGAAGCAAATCACCGCCGAGATAAAGAAAGGTATGGCCCCCGATTCAATGATGGACGAGAGCCTGTTTGTATGCCCCACCTGCGGAAGGCGCTATGAGATGGATGAGATAGAAAACCGGCAGAAGGAAATCACCGAACGTTACCTCAAGGGCAAACTGGAGGAGAAGGAGCGCAACCAGCAGAAAGGACTGGCCCTGAAAGCCAAGATGCGCACCGTGCAGGATGAGGTGAGCCGCCTGAGCACCGAACTCGGCAACGAGGCGTCGAAGGTGGCGGCCCTGCAGGCGGTGCCCGAACTCACCGTGGAGATGGAAGAGCCGGATCCGACCGACGATGTATGCAAGGATGAAGAGATCATCCGCCTGAACGGGGAAATCGCCAAGCTGGAGGATGGAATCGAACGGCCGGTGGTAGCCGAGGATGTTGACACACTGAATGCACGAAGTGCCGACGAGCAGCGCCGCATCTCGGAACTGCAGGACTTCATCAGCCGTCAGGAGCGGATTGTGATCGACAACCGCAATAGTAACGAACGCATAGCCGAACTGGAGAAAGAACTGCGAGCCCTGAATGTGGAAAAGGCCCGTCTGGAAGGTATCGAGTTCACGATGCAGTCTTTCTCGAAAGCCCGCACACGCGCCATCGAGCACAATGTGAACTCCATGTTCAAGAAGGTACGTTTCAAACTGTTCGACACCCTGGTGAACGGGGCGGAAGTGGAGTGTTGCGTACCCATGGTGGACGGAGTGCCCTATTCCGACGCCAATACGGCGGGCAAGGTGAATGCCGGACTGGATATCATCAATACGGTGGTGCGCCGTCACGGAATCTCCGCACCGATATTCATCGACGGATTTGAGAGCATCAACAGCCTGGAGCCCGTCGACAGCCAGCTCGTGCTGCTGGAGGTGACCGATGAGGAACACCTGACCGTGCGTCCGCAAGGTGAAATGAAAGAACAATGAACCATCAATCATTAATAAACAAAAGTATTATGCAAGACAAGAATTATCCGGCAAGCCAGCCGCAGAACGCGGCTCCAGCCACACAGAAACCCATCGACCTGCTGAAGGAGGCCCTCAACGCGCCCAAGGTGCAGGAACAGTTCCAGAACGCCATGGGTGCCCACAAGGACGCTTTCGTGGCCTCGCTCATCGACCTTTATGTAGGTGACAAGTCACTTCAGTCCTGCAAGCCCTCGGCGCTCGTGGTCGAGGCCCTGCGTGCGGCCACCCTCCACCTTCCCCTGAACAAGAGCCTGGGGTTCGCTTATATTGTGGTGTACAACAACAACGTGAAATCGACGGACCCGCAGACCGGACGTGACGTGTGGACGAAAGTTCCCACCCCTACGTTCATCCCCGGCTACAAGGGCTACATCCAATTGGCCATGCGCACGGGTCAGTATCGCACCATCAACGCTGACATCGTGTATGAGGGCGAGTTGCGCAAGGTGAACAAACTGACGGGTGAGATTGCCTTCGACGGCGAGAAGAAGTCGGACAAGGTGGTGGGCTACTTCTGCTACTTCGAGTTGTTGAACGGATTCAGCAAGACACTCTACGTATCGGTGGAGGACATGGCGGCCTATGCCAAGCGCTACTCTCCCTCGATCCGCAAGGACACCACGGTGGACACCCTCATGGCGAAGGCCAACGACGGCTCGGTAGGCAAGCAGGTAGGTTGGGAAGGCAACTTCAACGACATGGCCCTGAAGACGGTCATCCGCCGTCTGCTGTCGAAGTACGGCTACCTGTCGGTGGAGATGGTGGGCGCCATGGACAAGGACACCGAGGAGACCGCCACAGACCAGCGTAACGACACCCTTGCCGGCAACGCCAACATGCGTCCCATTAATATAGAGGATGACGCCGATTACGAGGAGGTGGACACCGAGACGGGTGAGATTCGCAAGCCCGCCGAGGAAGCCAAGGCGCCCGCCGCCGAGGAAAAGGAGGAAGAGGCACCGTATTGACAGAAAGGGGGACGGCATGAAACTGACAGTGCTTGGAAGCTCATCGAAAGGGAACTGCTATCTGTTGCAGTCCGAGACCACCGGCGAGACGCTCATCGTGGAGGCCGGAGTGAGGATGCAGGAGGTGAAGCAGGCCCTCTCGTGGCAGCTTGGAAAGGTGGTGGGATGCCTGTGTACCCACCGTCACAACGACCATGCCGGGCACATCGGCGAGATGATGGATTGCGGAATACGCGTGCTTGCCTTGCAGGACGTGTTTCAGAACCATCGGTTGGAAGGGAATCATTTTGCCATATATATCCAGCCCGAGCGCGGGTACATCGTGGGCTCGTACAAGGTGTACGTGCTCCCTGTATGCCACGATGTGCCGTGCGTGGGCTTTATCATCCGCCACGAGGAGATGGGCGCGCTGCTCTTCCTCACGGACACGATGATGTTTGAGTACAGGATTCCCCGCCATGTCACCCAGATAATGATTGAGGCGAACTATGCCGACGACATTCTTGAAGAGAATATCGCGGCCGGCAGGATACCCGCATCGATGCGGGAACGCCTGCTCAACTCCCACATGGAGTTGGGGACCACGGCCGAGGTGATGAGACAGAACGACCTCCAGGACGTGCAGAACATCATCCTTCTCCACCTGAGCGAACGCAACAGCGACGCCGTAAGGTTCAGGAACGAGATAATGATGGCGTCAGGGAAGACGGTATATGTGGCCCGTCAGGGCCTTGAGTTGGAACTATCTAATTTTCCTTACTGATATGGAGAACAACGAATTTATGAGTGAATACGGACAAGAGGCGCAGCCCGATGAGTTTGGGGTGATGCCTGTCAGCGCCGAAACGGTTGACGGGGGTGATCCTGCAGAGAAAACCGTGGGAAAAGAATGCATGTCATTCCGAAGGGAATGGCTCGACGCCGTAAGGATCCTGCCGAGGGAGGTTCAGGGAGAAGTTTTCGCCGCCATCATAGAGTATGGCTTGACGGGCGGGACTACCGGGCCTCTAAAGCCGGTGACACGTGCGATGCTTGCCATGGTGAAAGGTCATATCGACCTTTGTAGGACGCGGTCCGTCAGCGGGAAGAAGGGCGGCAGGCCGGCAAAGGACCGGGACTTGCAGCAGAGTAACGTATATCAACATAAAGAAACGTATATTAACAATCAAAAACCAAATGAAAACCAAAGTAAAACCAAACCGAAACCAAACCGAAACCAAAGTGTAACCAAACCTAACCAAACCAAAACCAAACCGAAACCAAACCTAACCAAACCCGAACCAAACCCTAACCATAGTTTTTCTAATAATATTAATAATAATATAATATTATCTCCTAAAGTCGATAATATTTCTTCTAACTCTAACGAGTTAGAAGCCTCTAGGCCCGCGCGCATACGCGAGGGGGAGGCTCTTCCGCTGGAGCGGATCAGGCAGATGTGGAACGACACCTGTCCGAGTTTCCCCAAGCTCCTCAAACTGTCGGATGCCCGCAAGAACAAAATCCGCATCCGCCTGCAGGAAATGGGAGGCGGCGAGAAGGGACTGGAAGTGATGCAGGAGATATTCCGTCGCCTGGAGGGCAGCAGTTTCCTCAAGGGCGACAACAAGCGCGGTTGGAAAGCAAGTTTTGATTGGGTTTTTGAGAACGACAAGAATTGGGTTAAAGTTTGGGAAGGGAACTATGGCGGACACGACGGTAACGGAGGCCCATCATCGTCCTTCACGAGCGATAACGTGAACGACATCTGGAACTAATGGAACAAATTGATGCTATACTACGGAAAATCAGCGACCGCGGGCTGTTTATGGGCGTGAGGAGGTACAGTTACGAACCTTACCAGCTCGACTACAGCCTGCAGGTGATAGAGCACATCGGGAAGAAGCGGAGCCCGAAGTTCGTCATCGACGATGAAAACCGCTTCGTGTACGAGAACCTGGCGCGCTGGATACACGGCGACATGCAGATGATGTGCATCGACCCCATGACCAAGGCCCTGAAGCCCGGACGGCTGAACGCAGGCATTTACCTGGCTGGCAATACGGGCAGCGGAAAATCGTGGGCCCTGGAGGTGATGAGCGCCTACACGCTGCTCGACAATGTGCAGATTGATCTGGGCGGCAAGCGGCGGTGTCTCTGCTGGGACAACGTGAGGGCCGGCACCATCTGCGACGACTATGCCCGCGACGGGAGCATCGAGCGCTACAAGCGCGCCGCCATCCTCGGCATACAGGACCTTGGGGCTGAACCCTCCGAGAGCCTCTTCATGGGCAACCGCATGAACGTGTTGCGCCAGGTGATAGAGCACCGCGGCGACAACCCTGAGTGTCTGACCATGATAAGCTCGAACCTGCCGATGACGCACAAGATACTCGCCGACAGGTACGGAGACCGTGTGGTGAGCCGCCTTCAGGAGATGTGCAACTATTTTGAGCTCCGGGGAAAGGACCGGAGACTGATGTGAAACGACAACAGACAGACAACCATGAAAGTAATGACTAAGCAATTGATGGAATGGGCCGACCGCTGCGAGACCGCTGGCTTTGTGGGCGCCGACCCCGTACAGATACCCCGGAGGTACACACTCCTCCAGGATATCGAGATAAGCGCCTTCGTCACCTCGTGGCTTTGCTACGGCAAGCCAGCCGACATCATCAGTGCGGCCGAGAAGGTGACCGGCTATATGGGTGCGAGCCCATACCGCCACATCATGCGGCGTGAGTACAAGGAGTTTGAGGACTGCGATGCGGTGCGCATTCACGGCTTCCTCTCGTGGCACGATTACTTCTGCATGTGTGAGTCGCTGAACGCGCTCTACTCGGAGTATGACAGCATGGAGGATTACCTGGTGGAGAGCGTGGGCCGCTCGGATCCTGACAGACCCGACCTGTATCTGGCGCCGTTGGTGCGCCTCTTCGAGGACTGTTACGGCATACCGCAGACCACCACGTCGACCTGTTACAGGCTGTGCCTGTTCCTGCGTTGGATGGTAAGGACGGGCAGTCCGGTGGACCTCGGCTTGTGGAAACGGCTCTCGCCGGCACGCCTGGTGATGCCGCTCAACGCCCGCTCGTTCCGCTCGGCCAAGGAGCTGGGCCTGGTGAAGCGGCTGGGATGCAACCTCAAGGCGTCGGTGGAGGTGACGCAGGAGATGAGGAAGGTGTTCGGAGCCGACCCGCTGCGTGGATACTTCGCCCTGGAGGGCTACGAGATGGAGAAAGCCTCGCATAGAAGAGCAATTTGACGTAATTATCAACCATAAAAACGAAAAACAGTATGATGAAACAATGGTTTGAAGCCAAGGTCCGTTACCAGAAAGTGATGGAGAATGGCATGGAAAAGAAGGCGACGGAGACATTCCTGGTGGACAGTCTCTCGTTTACCGAAAGTGAAAGCAGAACGATCGAGGAAGTGAGCCCCTACATCAGTGGCGAGTTCACTATCCCGGCGATCAAGAAGTCGAATATCTCGGAGGTGTTTGACGGCTACGACGGCAATGGCGACAGCGCTTACTGGCGCATCAAGTGTGACTTCCTCGCGCTCGACGAGAAGAGCGGTTCGGAGAAGCGCACCTCGGAACACTTCCTCCTGAAGGCTCCGAGTTACGACAAGGTCATCCCGATGTTTGCCGAGTGCATGAAAGGCAGTATGGCGGACTATGAGGTGGTGAAGGTGGAGAAGACCCCAATCGTGGATGTGATTCACTACGTGGCGGAAGAAAAGGAGGCGTGAGATGGAAGTAAACAGAAAGTCTCTTATTTTGGCGGTGGCGAACCTCAGATATCAGAATTCCATGAACGCCGCCTCCGCTTTCGTGGACGGAGCGAAATTCGCAGACGAGAATCCCGATTGGGCTAATCCTAATAACAGATTGCCGGAAGACCAAAGGGACGTCCTCGTGCTTGACAAGAACAAGGCTTTCCACGTGGCGTATTACATGGGTGATTCCGAGGTGTGGATGGATTCCACACGCTCGGAAGAGATTCATGGCGTGGAACTGTGGATGCCGATGCCGAAAGTGCCGGCGCTGGCGATTGAAGACGGGAAGGAGGCGGACGATGAGAGTAGATGAACTGATCAAAGAGCTGGAACGATTTCCTGACGATATGGAAGTGATAGTAGACAATACTAATCTGCCGCAAATTCCAAGGTTGGAAGTCTGCGATTTGTGGTTAGATGAGCAACATGATACTTGTATAATTGAACTTAGTGAGGACTGAATATGGTAATAATTCATTTAATTTTGAAAGCGAAGTGGTACGACATGATCCAGTCGGGCGAGAAGAAAGAAGAATACCGCGAGTATAAACCTTATTGGGTAAGACGCTTTCTCAAGCCCCATTATCAGATAGACCATGTGATATTCCACCGAGGGTATACGAACAAGCGGACCATGATTTTCCGAGTTGAATCTATTGAAAGGGATAGAGGCCGTCCCGAATGGGGAGCGGAGCCTGACAAGGAATATATTGTCATTCGGCTCGGTAAAAAGATAAATGAAGTAAATAACGATTAACGTCTGATAAATGGAAAGAAATAGATTTGAAGTCCTTGACGCAGCAAGGGAATACGTCAAGAAGCATACGGACTGGAAAGAAATGGAAAACAGCGTGGGAATACCCCAATCCTTAGGGAATGCTACGCGCGAGACTTGGATTGTCGAGAGACCAGGTAGAGAGGAAATGTTTAAAGCTGGAGTTGAATGGGCGGATGCTCATCAGCGCTGGATAAGCGCGAAGGAACGATTGCCGGAAGATAGAGTAGAAGTACTTGTGTATGACGAAGATGATGGAATACTTATTGCGAGCCATTATGAAGATTATTGGGAAGGTGCTGATGAATATGCAAACTACAATAAGGTTACTCATTGGATGCCGATGCCTGCAATTCCGAAAGGAGGCGAGGAATGTTAAAGAAGAGTATTGAACCCAAACGTGACTTCGGTGCTTTTGCCTCTTATAAGGAGAGCGGTGACGTGTATGTACTCGAATGCGTTCCTTGCGTGCCAGACCCACCTAAATTGACAAAACTCACAAGACCGAATGAATATGGTCGGATGCTGTTGAATAAAAGAAAGAGGAGATAAGCCGAAAATGGTATATATCAACGGATACAAATTCTACGAGGAACCCGGCTCGTGCGGTACGTGCCCCTTCTTCAATAACGGCAGCACCCAAATGGATCCTGGATCGATGAGGGGACACTGCGTTATGTGGAACGAGATGCACGGCCGCACGACCAATCCACCGCGCAGATGCGCGAAACTCTTCAAGAAGGCACTTACTTTCCCCGACGGGGCGAGCCTGTCGATAGTAGGAATACCAAAAGAAGAATAGTTATGGACAAGGATTTGGAAAAGGATTTCCAGCGCATGGTCATCCTGAGCAATCTGGCCTACCTCCTTGCGGACGTGTCCAACACGTTCTGCATCGAGGCTGGCGCCAGGTTCAAGCGGATTGGCAATGAACTGGCAAGAGAGGAGAAAATGAAGTTCAACCGCATGGCGGATGCCTCGCGGAAACTGAAGGCAGCCTCCAAGGAGGTGACAAAGTCGTTCTACAAGGTGGAAACCGTGGAGGCGGCCGTCGATGACAGCGACTACTTCGCGAAACTCATCCTTTTGATCGTCGACCGCATCGGTGAAAACGAGGAGTTGCAGCAGCAACTGGTGGAACTCATCCGTTCCTCGTTCACAAGCAAGCTGCACCTGATGGGCGACTGACACAATGAAGAACAAAACAATTTACTGATGGAAGAGACACAACAGATGAAGAAAAAAAAGATCCTCATCGGCATCGACCCCGATGTGGATAAAAACGGAGTTGCATACCTCGACTGCCATACCCGGCAGCTCGAGGTATGCACTCTTTTGTTTCCCGACCTCCTCGACTACCTGCAATGGGTAAAACGGAAGGCGGAGCAAAGCGGTGCCGACCTGACCGTGGTGGTGGAGGCAGGCTGGCTCAACGTGAACAACTGGCACCTCACCCAAGGCGCCTCGAGAGCCAAGGCGGCAAGCATCGGCAACCGCACGGGTCGGAACCATGAGACGGGGCGCAAGATTGTGGAGATGTGCCGCCATTGGAACATGAAGGTGGATGAAGTGAAGCCGCTGAAGAAATGCTGGAAGGGGCGAGACGGCAAAATCACCCACGAGGAACTCTGCAAGTTCACAGGCCTCATGGGGCACACCAACCAGGAGGGGCGCGATGCCGCGCTGCTCGCTTGGGTGTACGCCGGGCTGCCATTAAAACTTTAATTAAATAAAATTTCTTAACGTAGCGGTGTAAAATGCTATAATGTAAATAATTAAGTGTATTTTTACATAAAATTTTCGATATGAATACGGAAAAGGTAAAGTTGACCCAGATTCGCTGCAATGCAGCCAATCCACGAACGATTGAGAAGGCGAAGTTCGGCATGCTGGTGGATTCCATCCTGGTGCTGCCCAAGATGATGGAGATACGTCCCGTGGTGGTGGACAAGCGGATGGTGGTGTACGGAGGCAATATGCGCACGAGGGCCCTGCAAGCCATCGCAAAGATGGGACCTGAGGAGTTGGCGGAACGCCTGTCTGCCCTGCCTGACTTCACAGGCAAGACCAAGGGAGAGAGGGATGCGTTGGTGGAATGGTGGGGCAAGTGGCTCGAGGCGCCCTTCGCCTTCATCATCCGTGCCACCGACCTCAGTCAGGACGAACTGCGCGAGTTTATGATCAAGGACAATGCCGCCTTCGGTGTGTGGGACTGGGAAAGGCTTGCCAACGAGTTCGACAACGAGAGTTTGGCCAATTGGGGCGTGGACGTGTGGCTGCCGTCCAAGCCTGATCCGTCGGCAAGCAATGCCGGGGAT